AAAAGTTTGAGAAAGTCTATCGTGAGCTTGAGCTTCATAACCCAAACTTGAATTATTTGTAGCATTATAATCTTGGTTAGAAGCTGTTAAATTATAAGTATCCGTAGCACATGACTTAAACAAATTATTTCTAGTGCGTACTTCCCCAGTCGCATATCTTCTGATTCCATAAGTGGTAAGACTGTGAAAAGTATTATTATAAATACAATGTAAAGTATTACTCCAATCAACGGTATAAATACCAACATCCACATCAATAAATATATTGTTGTAAGTATAAGTGTTCCCCGAATCATATGGAAGATATTTAACTGCATTGTCTACTGAACTAGTTCCTTTATAAAAGATATTTTTTGACACATACCATTTACATGCTTCTCCTGAGGCCAAGATATAAAAGTATAGAAAGTACTGTTTCCCACCTCCAGTTGTCTTAAACTGGAGACCCTCAATTCTTACATTTGCTTCAAGAATATATATAATACTGCTCTCCCAATCATTAATTTCCAATCTATACTTTGTACCATTCCATTTACCATCATGCCTATAATTTTCATTTGGGTCAGTCCATATCTTTATATAGTGTGTTGAGTCTGTAGTCCATCCATTAATAGTAACAGCAGTAGTATCAGCACTTCCAGATGTGCATCGACACTTGGCAGTAGCAATTCTATCGTTAGTAACTAAGTCTTGTTGTTCCCCAGCTTCCCAAGCTGAAAGAGAAGTATAGTCTGTTCCCGAACCGTTATCTGGATCAACAACCTTTATTACTTCTGTCGGCATTAGATTATACCTTCTTCAACTGCAACTAAGTCTTGTGTTTCTACAGTATTAGTTTCCATATTAATAAAGTACTGTTTAGCAATTGACCAGTCTATATCATATTTTGTTACAGAAGAAGTTGCTTTAATAGTAATAGAACCTTGAGAAAGTAATTTATTCTTGACTATTGTTGGCAATTTGTCTATGTCAATCTTCCACTTTCTACGTTGATAAGTCTCATATCGAGGTATTCCCCTTTCGTCAAGACCAGTATAAACTCTCCATTCTTCAATATACTTCCTAACTGTATCAGCAAGAACTCCTGGCAGCTTGATAACAAAGAATTTAGGAGGTCCCTCTTCTCTACCCCATCCAGGATGATTATCTTCTTTCACAACTACAGGGTAACCCCTCTTGTAACATCCTCTTCTATCTTTTTCTGGATCAGGATTGGTCGCATCTACTGCCTTCACTAATATCTCTGCCATTCTTACCTCTACTTCACTTGCTCAATTTGATATTGGCTGGGACTACAGGAGAAGAAACCACCGGTTTTACGAAGGTAAAATTTACAGCTGAACTACAAGCCCTCCCCCATACATCGTAATCTTTACAAGCCTTAACAGAAACAGTATGACTGCCAGCAGATACACCACCTATGTCGTACTTCAAAGCTTTGCCTCCAGTTACATCTACTGCTGGAGAAACGATAACTGAACCCCCATCAATTACCAGCTCAAAGTCGATTGGTTGAATGTCAGTTGACGGATACGGATCACAGACAAGATATGGAGCAGCAAACACTACACTTGGAAACAATATTGTCAGTAATATTAATAGTAGCTTCATTGTTCCTCCTTAGGTAATGGACTTTGCTTCAGGTAGTTAGACACACCAACAAGTGCTCCTATGGCAATAACCAGAAGCACATTACGCCAGTCTTTCAGCTTTTCTGTGTCCAGTAAGTTATTGAAATAAAGAAGCAATACTGTAGCTATACCAGATATTGCTCCAGACAGTAAACCTTTTAGCCAGATAATCATGTTATTATTCCTCCTTAAGAATACTTTCCTGCCTGTATAGAGAATGTCCTGTATACATCATCTGGTGTAGTATAGGGCAGAGCAATATACTTCTTACTCTCTAAGTCCTCTGGATCAGCCCAAGAAGTACTCAACTTCTGCTGATGGTCTGGCCACAACATAATTGTCGGAAGTCCCATTACAGTTCTAATAATACCAAGACCAGAAGAAAAGCCAATGTAGAATTTACAAAGTTTATGTACTGCACAGGCTTCTGGAAATGTCGTCTTGCCCACAAGGTTAAGTACTTTCCCATTGGTAATATTCTCGTATGGTAAGTATGCTTCCAATTCATCAGTGAGGTCATCCCATCTGCCGCCAAGAAGAACGATGTGATAGCCATCAGCCAAGAGACGCATACACAATTTAGCCCATGGTTCTAATTCCCAAGTGCTCCAAGCTTTAGAGCCCCGATAGGATGCAGCACTAATACCAATCCAGTAGGGATAGTCTTCCAGAACGGAAAAGTATCGTTTGTAAAACTTGCTCTGCTTTAAGTCGGGAATATTCAATGGATAGTGGTAACTGGTGTCCAAGTCTGGAAGATAATCTTTAAGTGGCTTACCAGCTTCAAGATGCTGATTAGGCTGAATCAAGTAACAACCGTAGCCCTTTAATCTAATGTCTTCCCAGGTGGTGTATGGGTTGTGATGCTCAAAGGCAATTATGTCGTCATAGCGGAATTGACCATAAGTAGCCTTTTTGCCAAGCATCTCAAAGTATGGAAGTGTTCTATACGGCCAGCCATCAGCAATCTCAAACTCCATCTCTGGCCATTCTGGAGCATTAATTAATTTAGATACTGCCCAACTGCAATCGCCCACACCCGATGGAAGACCAATCTTCAAGCTTTCCTCCTTAACAGTAGATTTCCAGTCCAAGTATCCTCAAAATAAGACCAGTCATAACCACCATTATTGTCATTTATACAAGCAAATGTGGCAACAATAACAGCTTGGTCTCTACAGTCATCCACAAGTATCCAGGGTGCTTCAGACTTAATGGCAAGTTTAACATCATTATAGGCATAGTCAAAACTATGGTTTCCATCAACATGAACTAAATCTGCTCTTGGAAGACTAGTTAAATTTTTAGTATCTTCTATAATAAATTTATAGTTAAACCCAAGTTTTCTCATCCATTCTTCAACAAATCCTGTAAAATCCCAACCATCAGCTCTGCACTTAGAATTATTATCTATACCAATGTATAGAGCTCCCGGAACTGCATGCATAAAAGCAAGAGCAGAAGTGCCAGCACCAATTCCAATTTCAACAATAACACTGGGTTTAATAATCTCTGCCACAGCATACTTAAAACATGCATAGCCACGCCTATACTCTTCGGTCATAAGATACTGATAGTCCCTATCCCTCTCTGGTAAAAAGGGACGATGATCATAGTCCAGAAAGGGATAGAGACCCCGTATCTTCTTGGAGACAACGACAATATCATCTCCAAAGATACAACCATTAACAGATGGCTTACGTCCCATCAAGTCAGCCATTAGCTCTGAGTCCCAACAACCGTTCCGTCAGAATCTTGGTCTGAAGGTTCTGCTGAATGAATTCTCAATTTGCCGTTACTATCAACCCAAAGCCAATAAGCTGCCTGAGTGCCAGAACCATCTGTTCTATAAAGCACCAAGCAACCTGGCTTATCATGGCCAGCATCCTCAATGACAAATTGCTGTCCACGAGGACCAGTAGGATACGGCGCTTTCAGCTTGGTTGTGCACTCCGTTCCATCACTAATTACAGCCATGTTATACCTCCTTCAGTTTCAGGGGTTAGAAACATTGTCTAACCCCTTGAAATCATTACATTACGTATTGCCGACATCGACTCCCCTCCAATCGTCGAACCCAACAACGAACCTCATCGTCACTTTGAATAATGCATTACCAGTGGCAAAGTCATCGCTGGAGTCGAATCTTGGTTTACGTCTCCAGAAGAACTTCAGGTTGTGCTGGTCAGCAAGCACACACCAGAAGGTAGTGCTGGAGAGGTAGTGGTTAACAAAGTAGCTTAGTCCCTCAGAAGCGAGAGCGTTGACTTCGTTCGTAGCTGTGACCTTTATACCCTCGGTTTCCCGATATTTATTAGGGGAGTAGACTATATCATCCCTTTCGGGGAAGGCACATAGTCGTTACACACGCCCAGAGTAACCATGTTACTCCTGCTTGGCTCGGTGTTACCATGCTCCAAAGAGTTTAGGCTTTCACCGAATTCGCCTTCTTTTTCACTTATGCCTCGGAAGTTGAGTCTCTTCATTTGTTGATATACGGCCTCATGGAATTCATGAATTTCTTCACTCCTGTATCTTCCACCTCTCCACAAGGTCTTTAGAAACTCAATCATTAATAATGCTTGTTGACGTTTTATTATTAGAAGTTCTACAATTCGAGGCAACAATTTCCGAAGTTCATGGGAGCATATATACCAGCAGAATATATCTTTTTGGTTTTTCGTTCTTCCATCAAATCTGTGAATCCTTCCAGCTCCAACAATAGATTTAATATATTGTAGAACTTCTAAATTAGTATTGGATATCTTCAGCCGGGCGGAGTAATAGGTTCTTCTCCATGAATACTGATGCTTTATCACAGAGAAATTCCCTTCTCCATCAATCATACCAGCTAAGTATCCTCTTTGAGCGTCACTAAGCATTAGCAACCCTTCCTACATCATAAGTGCCGCTATTTGCTAACGGTTTGTACTCGCTCTTTAGTATTTCGTGAGCGATGAACCTGAGGTCTGGGGGAACTACCAGTAGTTTTGCTCTAAGACCAGCAATGACACCATCCTGGTCAGGACACTTCTCAATTCTCAGCACTGCAGCCTGAAGTGTGGTAATTCCTAAAGCACCAAGGGTTGCTGGACGGTTGGCATAAGTTCCACCAGTAAATAGTACTGTATGCGATGTACTGGCAAGAGCTAAGCCATCGAATCCAGTATAGTAAGTCGTGCTAGTAGCATTGTTCAGCACACTCGCTGCCTGGACTTCAATAGTATTGGCTGCAGCCTTGGCCAAAGCCTTGGTGGCGTTCGGGCCGATAGTACGGTACAGGTCGTCTTCATACGCTTCCTCTGTGATGGCAAATCCACGTCCCCATTTCTTATGGGTAAACGTTACGGTATTGCCACCAACAGGATCAATGTATGTAATTTGCTCACCCTCACCAACTTCTGGAATACTCCCTCCCAACATGGTCATTTCGTAAGTCTTTTCGTAGTTTTGCTCGGAGGTATGGATGTTGAAGATTTTGTCATATTCCGTTTTGGCAAGGATGCCCTTATACTCGTTAAAAAATACTTTATTTAGCCCTGGATACAACAGGGCACTAAGATTAGCTGTTCTCGTAGTAGGCATAGTTTAACTCTCCTTATCCTTGTCAGTGTCAAACTCTATTAACCACCAGAAGTAGAAGACAACTGGCGGTAAGTTCCGATAACCCTAAGTAGCAAACGGCCTCCAGTATCACCAACTTGGTCACTACCACTAAGGCCGATGCAGATTAATCTTGGACTGGCTGAAGCATCAGCTGCATAGGTCATGTTATTGGTGGTGTCCCGATAGATGCCGAAAGTCTTACCGATATCGGAGTAAGCAGTAGCTTGTGCTACACCCGAAGTATTAACCTTGTTCATCTCCAAGATGGTATTGTCGCTGAAGACAGCAACTCCAACCTTGTATGCTCCAGCAGTACTATTATGAGCATTGTCCAAAGCCATCCCAAGAATTGCCGTAGGGTTATCACCAATCTCCATTACATATCCACTACTAAGGTAGACAAACTCGCCCTTGACAAAAGTCTGGCTGGCAGCCTCGGGGTAGTTAATTACCAGAGGCTCGTTACCAGACTCCGTCTTGGCAAGTACAGCTCTTGTTAAAGTAACAGTAGCCATATTATGTTAACCTCCTTATCGTCATTGTAATTATCATAATTGTAATTGTAGTTACAGTTATAGTTTAATCAGTTATAGTTTAATCAGACTTGTAGATACGAACTCCAGCTCGTCTGGCAGCTTCATGGAGTTCATCTTCAACCTTCCTCAGCCTACGTCTTTCCATCTCTTCTATAGCCCTCCGTTCTTTCTCGGCAATCTCCTTTGGTCGTTCCATAAGAATAGCATCACCAATTTGATACGTTCCATCTGGTCTACGGCCAATTGCCTTAATGTTGGGATCAGTACAAGTCTGAAACTTCCGCTGCATCGATTCCCACTCTACACTACCAGGTTGAGTAGGATTGGTACTACGAGCCCAGTAATATTCTTTGTCTGGTTTGCCTTCAACCTTGAACATATCAAAGTGCTGGTGGTCTATTGCTGCATCCTTAGCTTCCTTCGGTGTAGGATCAACAGACTCAATACGAACGGAAGACTTAAGTTTCTCCTTCTCCTCTGCCATAAAATCCTCCTTTATGTAGCATCTAGCTATAAATATAAGTTAATATCTAATAAGTTAATATCTAATACATCTAGTACTGTATCTAAAGTTCTTTAGCCTGCTTCCATTCAAGCCACTCTTCTTCGGTCATACCGAATTTAGCGGCGACACTACGCTCTTCGTCAGAAAGAGTCGGCTTGCTTGGTGCTGGCTTGGGAGCAGAGCCAGTCTCGGTAAACATACCAGACTTGGCTTTGACTTCCTTAAGCTGCTTCCTATACTCCTGCCCCAACACTATGTTGTAAGCAAGATCCCAAGTCTGGGGATTAGCCCTAAGCTCAGCAGGAACATTCTTCATAATCCCGTCTATCTCTTTCTCGTACTTATCAAAGTCCTCAAGTCTCTTACGGGCAAATTCCTTCTGCACTTGCTCCTGAGTCATGTAGAACTGACTAACCAGAGGCTTAAGCCGTTCCTGAAACAGCTTATTCTGAAACTCGATGGGATTAGCAAAGAATTCTCTTTCCATCTGAGCTTTAAGTTCTTCCTCAGACAACTGATGTTCTGGTTTGGATGTCTTAACCTTCTCCAGTTCAGCTTTTAGCTTTTCCAGCTCTAAGTTGGTCTCCAGAAGTTTGTCTACAACTTCTTTAGCTGGCTTACCTCTAAACGGCTCTGGAATACCCTCACCATCCAGAACAATCTCTGCTGGCTTCTGCTCTACAGAAGATTGTGATTGCTGAGATGTCTGTGCTTGTACTTGATCTTGCTTCTGTTCTTCGGGAGTATCTACTCCTACACCTGGAAGTTTTACTGGCGGCATATCTAACCTCCTTTAATCTTAGTCTATATTTCTTAAGTACTTCTGAGGAACTTCTAATTCCTCTAATTCACCAAATATTAGCGGAATAATAGAATAGTTTATTACTTCATACACCTGCCGAGCAGCGACAAAAGATTCCCAGTCTTTAGCTGCCATAGCTCGATCACGCCAATCGTCAGCTAACTCGTGCAAGAGAGCCAGGTAAATGTTATAGCCTGGATGGAGGCGGAGGTCCCGAAGGTCCTCCAACTCCTGTTGGTCCAGGAATCGGTGGTGCTCCCGCTCCTGGTACTGGTCTTTGTCCCGTAGGTACCTGTCCCTGTCCCTGTCCTTGTCTTTGTCTTCCACCACGTTTCATTGCCTCCTTCAGCAACTCCATCATCTGTTGCTGTTGTGCTCTCTGTGGGGCTTGAGCTTCAGCCTGGTTGATCAAAGCTTCAATGTCATCAGGTTGTAAGATCATACGTTCTTTGTCTAAGATTCCCCAACGATCTATGATGCGATCCATAATAAGTGTACCAGAAATAACCATCTTACCAACAAGGTCTCTTAGCTCTTTAGGTGCTTGTGGAGAAACGATAAGTTGGGCAGCTTCAAAGATACGGTTGTAGTAACCCATAATCATGTTGAGTAACTGCACCCAAGATTCTCTTTCCAGCATTTGGTTAACGTAAATATTGGAAGCAGTTAGTTCAAAGAGTAAACACCTGCGGATGTCTTCCTCACTAACAGCATTCCAAGTCTCTTCTATCAGAGCACCATCTTTGTCTAAGAGACTAAACACTAACCCAGTTGGTTTAAACTGGGAGTATAGACTGTATACTTGATAAGCAACATCTGACATATCCTGTCTGAGGTTTTTGAGTAGAAAGTCAAAGAGTCTCGAACCTTCTTGGATCAGAGCTAGTGTTGATGTTGCCGTAGCTCCACTCTTAACGATAGATGACTCCTTACCTAAGGAATAGTCACTAATGCCAGTTTCTCTTTCACATACGTCCCTTAGGAAGTTGATAATCAGGTTCTGAGAAGGATAAATGTCTCCAAGTTGAAACGAACCAATGTCGCCCTGGTTAGTTACAGGAATAACTTTACCAGGGTATATCTTCAATGGAGGCTTAATACCAGAGCCTTTAACTACTGTTATGCATCTGGTATTTGCTATGGTTGCATTATCAATAGCTTGGTTGGCTTGAGTAGTAATAGCTTCTTGCAGACGTTCAAGCTTCTGGCCGAAACCAATGCCGTAGATGCTGAATGGTCTGGGAAAACACTGGGTTGCAATAAAGGGACGTAGACGATGGTCAAAAGGATTGAGTATTGCTCTGAGAATGACATTGGCATCGAAGTTAATAGTGAAGACGCATTTCTCTTCTATACCGTCATCGTCGTAGTCGTAGTCACACCAAATTTCGTAGATTTCGTATTCTTCGGCAGTTTGAGAATGTTCAAGGTAACGAACACGTTCCATTTCTGTCTGTAGAGCATCGGCTCTAACTTTAAGTGCTCGTTCTACCTTGTCTACGTTCATATAGAAGCCAAGACGTTCACGTTCTTTCATCTGGGGGAAACGTAAACGGAAACGATGGGCAACCCAAGGTGTAGACTGTATGTCATTAGCATATTGTATTGGAACAATGAAGTCATAGATAGATATAGGAATGAATCTGGGCCCATCAGCCATATTCACCATGGTCTTGATAACATTGCCGTTGTCATCGTATCTCTTGTCTTCTTTGGTTTCCAGTAGCCAAGGTATTTTGGCAATACCAGTGCCGTAGAGAGCCATGTCGTAGAAGTAGTTGATGATGTTCCTAATGAGTTTCATTTCAAATCTCTGGGCATACTCTAAAAGTCGTTGAGTGGGAACAGCATGGTCTGTCCACTTCCTGTTGAGGGCAGTTACAGTCCAGAATGGTCGATACTGAAATAAACTATTAATCTGTCTGGCAATGAAGGCATTAATAGTAATAGAAAGTATGTTTATGACGACGTTACTTGCTCCTGGCCACGGGAAGGTTTTGGTTTCCTGTGATGGCTTGCCCTCGAACATACGGTACTGCTGCATCCAGTGGCGTTCGAGTTCTGCTCTGGAATGTAAGGCAGATTGTATCTCTTGGTAGAAGAAGTTGACAATCTGCTTCTGTTTGTCTTCGGAAATCTTGAGTTGTTTAATCATAGTGTTTATCTCTTCTTTTTCTTACGACTTAGACCAGCCTCCGAAAGCGCTATGGCAATGGCTTGCTTACGAGATTTGACTTTATGTCCAGATCCAGACCTAAGTTTACCTTCTTTAAACTCCCGCATAACTGTATGAACCTTATTCCTTGCTGCCTTAACTGATCTACTCATCTTTATCATTACCTCCACTTTGTAGAAGTTTAACTATGTCTTCCCCTCTGGTTTTTACTTGACTATACCACAAGGAGTCTCTAACTTCTTGGACAGCCTTATTCCAGTCTCTTTCCTTTACTACTGCTATTAGCTTCTTGAACTTCCTAAAACCAGCAGCACCTAAGTTGAATCTCATATCAGCAAGAGCTGCTATTCTGTCAATGTCAATAGTCCAAATGTCTCTACCGAATATAGACTCTAAGTCTCCATAGACTTCTTTAAGGTCATTCTCAAGCAGAAACTCAGCTTCAGATTGAGTAATACCTTTGTCTTCAAGATTTCTACCGTAACCAATAGTAAGTTTACCAACAGTATCTTTGTATGGTTTGAGAGATAATCCTTCGTGTTTCTTCACTAATTCTCTAACTGTAGTATAAAGACTCTTAGTATCCAATGTCAATATCCAGTAACCTTATTACGAGACTGCAGTATATATTCGTCGTAAATGTCAGAGTGTTTTCTTTCTTCTTCAGTCATTGGTGGTTGATGTATTTGTATGCACATAGATAGAGCATCGAGTAAGTCTTTGGTTCTACTGTTGGGGAATTCAATAAACTCTTGGTATAAGTCTCTATAAGACGGCAAACAGTAGAGTCTACCTTCAGCAGCAACCTGTTGTATGGCATCTCTAATTCTACTGTCCTTGGATTGTCGAGAGCTAACCTTAAACGGATGAGCCGATATCCAAGTGTTTCTTATCTGTGCTTCCTTCTGCACTAAGTCAATGTATATTCTTGAAAGTGCTACGGACTCGATACTGAACTTACGGGGATGCCATCTGTGGAACATGGTAAATATTTTGTCTAAGACGGCATCTACGGGATCTCGGGAAGCGTAGCAGTCGAGGATGGCTACCCTCTGCTTGTCATCCATAGCAGTGTAGACAATTGCTCGTCTGGAAGCTTTGGAGGATTCATCGACGCTGGGGTCGTATGCTCCAACTATATCAAAATTACGGATGTCCAGAGGCAGAGGGTCATCCTCAAACTTGATGAGCAGCTCATCATTCTTACCTCTCTGAAACTCAAACTTCTTAATCCACTCTGGCCGAAATTCACATCTGCCTGGATCAATGGGGTTATTACAGTATTGACTGTAGTAGTGGACAGGGTTACGCTCCCGCATTTGGTCTAATACTTCAACGGGATAAACTGTAGGGAAGATAGACTTGCCATTCTCGATGATTTCTCTGGTGTAAACTTTGAAGTTCTTATAGTTGTCCATAATATGCTGGTAGACATCAGTTTTCTTCCACCGAGTGCCGTATACTCTGGTAATAGAAGTAACTGGGGATACAACCAGAGAACGAGAGTAGTCAAACCACTCTATGGTCTTATCCATAATAGTCTGGGAGTCTTTAGCATTGTCACCGATTATATCATCGTAAATAACCAGATCATAATGGTTACCTTGGCTTGCGCCACCGACACCGATGGTAGTAACTGTTGCTTCTGGCCATGGAGAACTGCGCTTAACGAGCATTTCCTGTTTATTCCAACGGTTTCGTTCATTGGGAGCAGGAACTAAGTCTGGGAATAGTGTTTGGAATAGAGTGTTGCTTTCGAGTATTGATTCTATGGAAGCAAGATCTCGTTCGGCAAGGGTGGAGGTTTCTTTAGCCAGAAGGATGCGGATTTCTCTTCCAGGCATGTTAATTATGGGGACGTTGTCTTGAATGAGTAACCAGATAATAAAGCATATTGAGCCAAGGGTGGTTTTATAAGTGCCTCGTGGTAGAAGGATAAGTTTGTCCTTTTCTTCTGGTGTAATACGGGATATTTCCTGAGATAATGGCAAATGAAGTGGGGGATAAAGCTTGTGGAACTCCAAGAGATGAGCAAGATAGTAGAGACTGCTCTTGGCGTTTTCACGCATAGTAATAATCTGAGAATCTGTCAGTGTGTTACTGTTCATCACTATCAGTACTCGTATTCTGTACTTGACCTGTTATCTGTACTTGTTTCTTTTCTTGTTCGTATTCCTTGATAAGTTTCTCTACTTGGTTAAGTATCATGAGCTTATCAGAAGAGATGTAGATTACTGGTCTACTTTGTGAATCATCTTGAGATGTTAGACCAGCAGACTTAAGAAGTTCTGTAGCTCCTTTATTGGAAATAGACGGAAACTCTGAGTTTAATGAATCAGCAAGCTTGCTCACTGCTTTTGGAACCATAAGGGAGAGTAGCTTACGTCCAATGTCAGTAGATGAGTTTAGTAAGGAAGTGTAGTAGCTTACAGCCTCTTGGTATCTATGGGACGAAATGACTTTTTTAATCTGCACGGCAGTAAGATTCATCTTCCTGCGGATCATCTCTTGGTCATAGCCAATACTGTTAAGTGCCGCTGCAAGATGAAGCCGTTTGTTAAAAGCACCCTTTACACCAGCAAGACATATTGCGTCCTTGACACGTTCAATAACAGAGTCGGAGTCCCTAACCTCATCCACAGGAACAGCATCCCACTCATTAACCCGCATTACACTGGTATTGGTAGCAGGCTTCTTACTATCGTCGTTCCTGACATTCTCCCCATCCGCCAATAGTATCAACCCCATAACCACAAAATACATCCACCACCACAGTATGTCAAGAAAAAAATGTTGCAAAAACGACACATATATGTTGCCAAAACGACACACGTAGCAAAAACAACATAGTGCAACAGTGCAACTGTAGAATTTTCTAAGGTTTGTTTTACTGATATAAATGATCTGGGCACTTTGCAAATTTTCCCGAAGGCGTTTTCTCCCTCTTCCTGGGGTATTCCCCCGTGTAGTTGTATGGCTTGGTCTATGTCGAGAGTACGTAGAGCGGAGCATGGGAGCGTAGGGACAATGGGCAGAAGTATTGTCCACGGGGCTATTATTGCGTCTACAGAGCTGTTTATGAATTCTCCGTGTTCGGCTATCGAGTCCCCAGAATCTCCGCACTCCACTTCCGAGTATCGAGTATTGAGTATCGAGTATAGAGTATTGATATAGAGTATCGATATAGAGTATAGAGCACTGTTGCAAAAATGCCACACTTCTTCTAAAAATCCCCCCAAAATCAGTGTACAATTTTGTACAATTTAGGGGGGGGTGTAGCACGATTCTCTACTTTCGTGCTACCAACTGTAGAAAAGTCTACAGTGAATAATTTCAATGACTTATCGGATTCCTTAATAATTTCCGAACTTTCCAAAATGTATCAATAATTTCAACCACTTAGCGAGAAGGGTTGCCATAGGTATATATATATAAGTATATGAAAATATTAAAAGATTTTTTTTCCATAATAATATTATATACTTATTCTAACTTATTTATTTTATTAATATATATATATACTACTATGATTGAATTTTTGTAAGTTATTGAAATTATTAAGGAAGTTTGGAAGTCTATGAAATCACTCATCTTTTTTACCAGTCATTTTCTTGACATTGAATTGACAATTTGTCACAGGTATTAAATTTTTTAATAGCTGGTGCTTTGTAACATTATTATATGTGTCTTGAAGTTTTGAAGTTTGAAGTTTTGAAGTTTGAAGTTTGGCACTAACATTATTATATATAGACGTTCTCCGCAGTTTGTATTAATTCTTTACACAGTAAGCACTTGAAATTATTGTCGAATATACATTTTGTAAACTTTTCTGACAAAAGTGTTGCAGAAGTTTACACTTGTAACTTGCGGAAGTTACTTATGTTTTTGAAATCAGTGTAAAGTTTTATTACGGAGCTGTAAAGTATCGTTTACAAGTATTAAAAAAGTTTAAAATTGTGTGTTTGTGTAAATATCTGGAATTATTGCAGAAATTTTTTTTAGAATTTGGCATGGAGATTGCATTTTATATTTTTTAAAAACAAAAGAAAGGAGAGAAAAAATGTATAACAAAGAAAATTTCGCAGTAATGAAAATCACGGAGAAAAAATCACTAGATAAAAGATTAAGCAGTGTTTATTTCCATCCCCAATATACATTGTCCACAAACACAAAATCGTTAATGTTAGTAACTGCTCCCAAGAAAAACGTAAACGTAGAAGATATGCCAGCTCCCAAAGATGGAAGTAAGTTAACAAAACAATTTAAACCCTTTTTGCTCTCCGTAGATGATGCCAAGAGGGTAGAAAAGATAATTCCCCAAACAATTCATGCCTTATTGAATCACGCAGCCGTAATAGACCAGCTCGATAACGACAAAGTCAAGTTTTATGCTTCAGATTGCTCACTTGATAATGTTATATCTTGTGAAAAGGTAAATAGTGAATATTATTCAATATTTGAGGCATTCCCTCGCGGTACTCCCAAAATGACCATTAGGTTAGATATGGATTTACTGAAAGATCTTTTAGAGGCGATTAAAAAAGCGAAGGGTAGAAGTGCAATATCAGATATATATATAGACTTATATGGAGAAAATAAAGCAATAAGGTTTAGAACACAAAATAAGGAAACTGGGCAAAAAGTAGTAGCTTTATTACAGCCTATGATAAAATAATAAAAATAACATAATAAAAAGCCATACTTGGGTTAAATCTCAGGTATGGCTTAAATAATACTAGCAAAGGAGGAAAAGAAAATGAAAAAATTTTTACAAATAGCAAGAAAATCTGAAAAAATAATTGACGTTTTCTATATTAATGACGACGGTTATATTACAGCCCCAAGGATCAAATTATTGTATGATCCCGATGGGTATTACGCTAATATGAAAATAGGAGAAGAGAAACAGTTTACTGGACAAACATATCTTAAAAGAATAAAGTAAAAACAAAAGCAAGGGAGGTAAAAAAATGGATACTTACATAGTACCAAACAGAACGATCAATAGAATAATAAGTAATATATATTTTAAGAGAGAATTAAGGGAAATACTCGAGAAAAAAGGAATTAGACTAGTTCGAGATGATGAAAGAGAAGAATTTGGCCGAAGACTTTTCGAAATGAATATCAGAGCGCTTAGAGCGCGTTTCGGCAAAGAATTAGAAAAAGAAATTGAGAACTTAAGTTATAAATACGTTTTTTTGCTCCCAGACACCGATATTCAAGCCCTAAAAAGCTTAAGATGCTTCATTTGTCAATGCGCAGAAGGTGATATTCCCGATTCCGATCTTTACAAAACGTTAAAACTAGTTCATGATCAGCTTATGTTACAAATAATTGTTAATTTACCAGAGTATCAAGATGCCATATGGGGATGAAAGGAGGAAACCATGCTACAGGAAATACTATCTGACGTTATGCCGTTCTTGGTCGCTCTTCCGTGGGCGGCCTTAGTGGCATACGCCATATGGAAAATAACAATTAGGTAAAATGACAAGGAGGCCGAAAATGAAAAGTGATGAAAAAAATGAAAAGAAAATATTTTATAAAGTTGTTAGGGTTAGGACTAAACTGACTGAAAGAGGCGTACCAATAAAAGGCACTGAATCTTACGTTAGTGCAATTTGTGGCGGGGAGTCAGAAGTAAAATACGAAATCAATAAGAAAGTAAAACCGCCAGCTTGGCTTGGAAAGAAGGGATATGGTCTATTTGTATTTGATACTCTCGAGAAAGCTAAAGAATTTGCTTCTACATGTCCCAAATACGATCAAGTAATTATTTTTGAGGCCGAAACGGGAGAAGAATTACCACTTCCGAAATATCTTTCTTTACTTAAATTAATGTTCGGTAAAATAGAGCCTATGGGAGGCATATATCCCGATGGTACAAAATGCGTAAGCTGGGTTAAGTTAAAGAATATAGTATATGAAACACAAATATGAAACATAAGTATGAAACACAAAAGGAGGAAAAATATGAATACGAAAAAAGTAAAAACACTAAAAGAGCAGATTGAGGCATATACGGGAGTTGACCTGCTTAGCCTTGACGACGTGGAGGTCAGCTTCCCCCAGAGTCTGGAAGATGAACCCAAGGGAACAGTAAGACTCTGGTTTCCAGATGGGTTCATTGAATTGGAATATGACTTAACAATAACGGCGATATGGCCTAGGCCATTGAGTGAGATACTCTTCAATGGTCTGGAAGAGGCTCTTAGAAAAGAGCAAGAAGAACGTGGAGGCAAATATGGAAAAAGAGAAAATCATAAAACTTGATGATCTATATGGCAAAAGTGGAGCTAAAATCATGGACTGGGAGCTTTACGCCAAGGAAATAGCTCTCATGGTTCATGCTAATGACATTGTGATATTAACTGGTAAAGCGCCAATGTGGCTCTACTTAATGGCCATGGGTATATTGGTCGAAAGAGGAGTGCAGAAGGTATATTATAGCTCTCCCGTACTGAGTAAATTTACTGTATATTCAAGGTAGAAAAGAAGGAAAAATGAAAAACTTATTATTAATGCTGGCAGTAACTTTATTGATTGTTAGTTGGGGAAGACTGTTTTATATAGGTACAAGAATATTGATTGGGGGAATTAAATACAGCAGCGATTGGGGAAGCGCAGTCTTTGGTTTGATGATAATGATAGGTTCTTTGGCTGCGTTTTTCGGAATGTTATTGTTATTATTTTAATAGAAAGACAGAAAAAAATGAATAAGAATAAGAAACTGAATAGAAAAAGGAATAATAGAAGAAAGAATGGGAAAAAGTATTATTACAAATATTATTACAAATTAGTTGTAAGCGATGAGTATCCATCTTACTCATTTTACTCTTTAGTTTATCATCCAAATTCAATTGTATATTACCCTGGTGAATGGATTAAAGCTAATATTGGCAAAATATTTATATTTAAAAACATTGAGGATGCAAAAGATTTTAAACTTTGCCTGGATGTTGGTCCCAATAGAATAATTGAGATATGGCAGGTTGAAGCAAGGGGCGTTAAAAAAATGAGGCTTGGTCTTAGTCAAGATTTACTGTATGATGAGAAAGTCTTGAGAAAGTTCTGGAATCTAAAAAAAATACCAGTTGAGTTATTGTATTCTCCACCAAAAATAGGGTTAACTCCGCGAGGCACAATGGTAGCTTCAAGTGTTAGATTAATCAAAAGAATCGAATAAAGAATCGAGTAAAAAACGGAGGTAAAAATGGAAATCACCTGCAAAGAGTATAATCCACATGTTAAGCCCTGCCTGTATTATATCACTGGAGGGTTTTGCAGTCTGAAAACAAAGTTCAGGTGTGAAGAGTATGTAAAACGTAAAGAACCTGGTAGCTTACCTATTAAATCATCCAGTAATCCTTCAAGTAATAGTACACAAGATACTGAACATATTAGCTATTCTCAAATACTGCAATGGTCTACGTGCAGACTCAAGTGGCAGTTGTCTCAAGAATATGAGCTGGTAGAAAAGCCTCCAGCTATGTTTGCTGGAGACTTAATGCACCAAGTTCTGAGTAGGATTAACACTGGACAGGAATATCAAGACATATTACAGCCGTATTTTGAACCTGAAAATCCGTATTATTTGACTGCTAATTACATATACGAGTTAGCTGTAGTATACAAAGAGTTATATTCTGAGACTGTAACTAACGGGGAGGCTGAAAGGGAATTTCATTTGCCTCTACAGACTAGTCTTGGAACATATGAACTTGTGGGAATAATAGATTACTTGACTAAAGACACTATCTTTGAATTTAAGTATTCAGAATCTCCAGAGTTTTACCATAAGCTATTTAGTATTAAAGACCAGCTGACCTGTTATTTCTTGGCAACCAGTGCTAATAAGGCCACAGTAATAACCATCAGGAATCCTGCTCTAAGGCCAAAGAAGGATGAGACCGTCGATGGTATTCTTGAACGATTCAGAGAAGGGCTAAAAGCCAGGGGGCATTACTTCAGTCAAATGAGTTATTATAGGAATGAATTAAAGCTGAATGAATTCCTGAGTAATGCTCGGTCTATTATGGAAGAGATAATTAAAGCTAAGAAAGGCGAGTTAGCTATTTACCCGACAATAAACAAAATGACTTGTATGAAGTGCGAGTTTCTAAATTATTGTGAGACGGGATGTATTAATCCCGAAATATACAAAACAAAAGAGGAGGAAAAACTATGATTAAATTAGGAAAAGAAATACCGATAGGAAGAAGTTTTCTCATCTACGGTCCAACAGGATGTGGCAAGACTTTATCTGCTCTTACTTGCGAACAACCCATTTTGTTTATTAATACCGAGGGTAAGGATCCAAGAGTAGTGCATCAAGACTATATGAAGACTAATGATATAAGTGTAGACATAGATTATATTGTTCCAGAGAGTTTTGACGATATAGTCAGCTTCTTAGATGAATGTATCACTAATGCTCAGAATGGAGACTTTAGATATAAAACTATCTTCTTCGATGGTTTAACTTTCGGACAGACAAATTTGATTTTGGAAGTTGAAGATTCTCGAAGGCTCGTACGTAAAGCAACCAAAGGAGAATATCGAGGGTTGGTAGACTACGCTCGGTTTGAGAGACCAGATTGGGGACTACTCAATTCACTGATGGTGCGTATATGTAACTTACTCAAAAAATTGAGTAGTATGTTTGGTATTGACACGATTTCTACAGCCATTGACTCCGATGCTGTTAATAAAAGATACGGCGGCAAATATCAGATTGCTCCATACCTGCAAGGAATTGCCTTTCCCAAGACCATCCATGGTCTATTCGACTATATCGGGTACATCGTTAGCGGTCCAATGCTTAGTGAGGATGGCAAAGTAATAAGGCCACGGATAAGTTTTGTCGAACTGGAGGGAGACGAAATAGTTTTCCTGTGCCGTAACTCGAGCAATAACTTAGCTAAAGTGATATATGAGAAAGGTCCAGTGCCACTGGACTTCCAGTTAATTAAGAAGATTATAACGGGGGGCAAGTAAAATGAGAGCAATATTGATATTTAATTTACCGAAGGAGGAAAGCGACTTCAGGCTGGCTCTTGGTGCGGGTAGTTTTTATGACATAATTTATATGATCCATACTATGGTCAGAGGTTATCTGCGCGGGAAGAATCATGGATATAAGAATGCAGAAGAGTTGCTTGAAGACATTCTAAAAATATGCAGTGAAGTAGTATTTGATAAGGAAAATAAAGAGTAAGGAGGTAAAATATGGAAACAAAAAATAGGGAAACTAAATTAGTAGATACAAAGTTAGTAGATACTAAATTAGTAGAACTAGTAGATGAAATAGTCAAGACTTTAAATAGTTACATAGATATGAATAACAATAATATGAAGTTTATTCTTGCTAAAATGGATGAGTTGGATAAAAGACTAAAAAGAGTAGAAGAAAATCTTAAGTACATAAATATAAGAGAGGAGGTGAAAAATGATTACTGCTAAGCTGTTAGTAGCTGTTGCCATGTGGCTTTTATGTGATGCGATCTATTCCTTGTATACATACTTAGGAAAAGAAGGCATCAAAGAGAATGCCATAAGGATAGTAAGGGCTATTGCTGCACTGTGGTTGATTTATCTTGGCTTTACAATGTAGTAATGAATTTAAGAAGGGAGGTGATATACATGCCAGCAGGACATAGAAGAATGGGAAGGCCGAGGACTGAAGAAGAACGGAGAAAAAGACATAAGAGAATATACGGAACTGATAAAGTACCGCCACGAGGTACTGGTCTTAGAAAAAAGAAATAACATCAATAAATAAAAATTAATAATAAAAGGAGGTAAATACTATGGCTATTATTAAACCGAAGTTTGACATGGGATTTCCCATCATTGAAGAGGGGGTGCACATCTTTAGGTGTGTGGAAGTGGAGGTAGAAGAAAAAGAAAAGGGGCAAATGCTGAAGCTTACCTTTGAAGTAATCTCTGGTGACGAATATGATGAGAATGAAGGACTGCGGCACTTTGAATTTTTCCCATTTTGGCCGAGCGCTAAAGGCAGATACTTTGGACTTGAGAAGATGCTCGGCTGTCTTGTGGCTATGGGAGTACTAAAGGATAAAGAATATGATACGGAAGAGCTCCTTAGATCATCTTTTATCAACAAAATCACAGAAAGTATACTTGGTAAAGAACTGAAGATGGACATCGTTCATGATACTCAACCATCAACTAAAGTAGAAGGTAAGAGCATTACCATTACCAGATCAACAAAGTATATACCATACAAAAAAGAATCTTCATCTAAAGAATCTTCATCTGCATCTACCAAGACTAAAGTACAAGTCAAGGACGACGATGACTATTGGCAGTAATGAGCAAAGCTTAG